GCGTAGCCGCTGACGGGGGGCTATGGAACTCGCCGTTCACCGTGATCTCTCTGTCACCAACAATAAACTTGCTGTCTTTATCTACCCAGCCAAACTGCGTCCGCATAATCTCTGCCTTTTTTGTAACCTGCATGTTCTTTGCGCAAGAAATTAGAAAGCTGACAACCGAGTCCATCTGCGCTTTGTGCGCCAACACACCCTGAGTAGCTAGTAATTTCTTAGGTTCATCCTTCCCCGCTAGTGCTGACGCTGGGATGCTGAACTCCTTCATACCGTCGTGCGGTAGGTGTAGCCTGATCAGAGCAAGCTCCCCCATATCCGGGTCGTACATGCGCTTGTGCACATATAAGTCATGCTCGTAGACCAGCACTGGGTCGGGTTCGCCCATCACCTCTCGATAGATACCGCCCTTTTTGCCTCGTACATATGGGTACGGAAACTCAGGGATGAAGAGCGGGGTGACTTCGCCTTCTTCGTCCTCGACCTCAACTTCGTAAGCGCCATCAGTAGCTTCAGCTTTTGCTATTTCTTTGCCAAGACTAATAGGCGACGTGATCTTGCCCTTGTACTGACAGTCTTCGCAGCCGCCGGGGTTCCAGCGTTCAAAGGTCTCGCAGTGATGCGGCCCACCTGTGGTCTGTAGGTTATGTAGCTTCTCGTCTACTTCACTCGCGTCATAGCCCGGATACTTACTCGATAACTTGTGCGCAGCAGATTGCGCATCCTCGCAGAACGCCGCGATAGATAAGCCGGAGCGCCAGAGGTTGTAGTCAATACTGTCTTGGTTTTGGTAGCAGTGCAGCAGCTGATTGCAGCCTTCCCCCTGTGCCGTCTTAAGCATGATCGTCTTGAACGATGCCGTGCGGTTCTTCATGAGAGCCATAGTCAATGCAGACGGAGGGCCCTTACGCTTAGGGAAAAACGACTTCGACGTTTCTTCAGAGACGCCAATAATTTTAGTAAGCTCATCAGCAGAGACGGGTTCCGCCGACGACAACACCTCCACCGGCTTGGGTGGATCATCTTTATAGTTCAGCGTCCCCGGTATGCGCAGCACCCGCGCTACGTCAAATACAGCCGGATCGACGATCAGGTTATGAATACCGCACAGCTCTTTCATGCGTAGTGCCAGAGGCCACCACCGATCTTTATCGATAGTCTCCGTCAAAGGCCAATACACATGGATGCCGCGCCCCGAGTTAACGAGCACTGGCTTGGGTAAACCTATAGTTTTGCAAAAGCGCCGTAGCTCTTGCAGCCCTGTCTCCTGATCGATGTACCCGTCAATCTTGCCTTTGGCGTTGGGTACACCCTTAGTGGGGCCGCAGTCTATGTCGAGCCAAACTGCTTTGAAATACTTGGCGTTGTCTGCTTTGCGGTTCTCGCCGGTGCCATACTTAGCGCAGCCGAAATACACATCGCGTTCACCATCCAAATAATCCCTAGCTACTTCATCTGCCTCTGCTCTAGTCTCTACAAGTTTTTGCCAAGCTATCTCGTTCTTAATACCGATGACGCAGAACCACCCCTCCTCGGGAAGCACGGCATCTAGTAGGTCGAATGTAGCCATGTCTAATTATTTATGGGTAAAAAAGGGGGGTACGAGACCCCCCGAAGTCGCGCTGCACCTGCTTAACCGCGATACTTTTCGATCAGCTCTTTGATCTTGTCGGAGTACTTGATGTGCGGTGCATGCGTACCGGCAAACCAGTTATATACCGTAGCCCTCGTTACCTTCAGAGTCTTTGCCACAGTTGTTACCGGAATGTCGTAACGTATGCACACACGTCCAAGTGCTACGCCAAGTAACTTACCGTTCGCTGTTCGGTTGCGCTCAGCAAGTTGTTGACTGTATCCGTAGCTCATTACTGCTCCTTAGTCTTCGCTGCTCCAGTCGTTAACGACATCGGCTAGGCTTTTCTTAGGTGCGTCAGATACTTCCTGCTGCTTCTTACCTGCGCGTTTGGTTGGCTCAGCTACCGGGGCTTCTTCGTCTTTCTTAGCTACGGTCTCGAACGCCTCGTTGCTATCTTTGTCTTGGGTGTCCACTTGGTACACCGTCATCTCGACAGCTTTCTTAGCCTCGACAGACTGCATGGCCTCCGCAACAACGGCTTCCAACTGCGGGTCTTTACCGACGAAGTCCACGGCTTTAAACAGCACCGTCTGATTGTCGTTGTCCTCGTTGAAGCTGATCTCGGTGATGAGAGACTCCAAGTCGCTGCCGTTAGCAAACACGTAGTCCATGTATGCGTTGAACGGGAAAGTGTGACCGCTACCCTTGCCGAAGATCGACTTAGCTGACAACTGCATCTGATACACGTCACCAGCCACGTTGGTATCCATATCATCCGGCAACACTAGCGCGATGCGGCGACCGTAGCGGCAAGCCTTAGTATTACCTTGACCCGAACCAGCGATGTTCTTTGGGCAGGTCTCGCAGTTCTTACCTTGTGGGCTCTTGACGCTTGCATCAGGTACACGACCATCTGGCGACCAGCAATCAGGCGCAGTAGCTTCAGCGTTAGGGTCGTAGGTCTTGGCGTAGAAGGTGCGCGAGATGTCAGGTGCTACGTTGACGACGACTACACGCAAAGGTGCTTTCAGCTTACCTACTTCTTCGCCGTTAGCTTGGCGACGCAGAATGCCGTTCTTGGCGACGATGCGCTTCAGACGCGACGTTTTCTTCATCAGAGACTGGGTCAGTGCCGATGGCGCTTTCTTAGCAAGTGCTACGTCAGCGTTTTTGAAGATAGAGACTTCGTTGCTCATTTGCTTCTCCTTACAGTGATTTTGTATTTGCTATCCGACATCAGACCTTTGGGCATCTTGTCGGGGTTTTCTTCTAAGAACTGCTTCATGTTACCTTGATGGATGCGCTTCTCAAACAAGCCAAACGCCTCCTCGTCTTCGACAAAGCTGTAAAACGAATCCCAGTCATTTGTCCAGAACCTAGTCTCAACCCGTCGCATGATTGTGCCCGCAGGAGTTTTAATGCTGTCTGCATTGTTTTCCTTGCACAATTCGAGCATCTCACCGGATAGGACATCTAACTGCGTCCCCAGCTTTGCATACTCTTCTTCGAAGTTGCGTTTCAGTTCATCACGCTTATCGCGTATTTTTATGTATATATCTGCCAGCTTGTCGGCTGGAAAGTCCTGCACGTCCATACTCTCTCCTATGAAAGTGTAGGGTCACCGAAGTATAGGAAACCGTCGAAAAGGACCTTCGGCCCCTACTGCCGGGGTTATTAGCGCCACCTCCGGCTGGGCTACTTCTATTAGTTACAGAACGTGTTGCAGTTGTTGCCGTAAGCGTCGCAGCAAGTAGTGCAGTACACAAACCGACCATTGTATTGGTAGCTGTGTGAAGAGCAGCCAGCGTAGACAACCCCCGCTGCGGCAAGTGCCCATATAGCGATTAAGTATTTCATCTTTCTCTCCTAAGTTAGATGGTCAACCTACTATACACCAGTTTTAGACAATGTCAAGCTTGTCCGTTTAATTCTTGTTTGTACAGGTCAATTATTTTTGTGTGGTTTGCAATATTGGTACGTAGCATTCTGTAAAGCCGAGTCTCGACTTCACTGCCTTTGATATGCACAATAGTCATAGCGTTTTTCTGTCCGGGTCTGTTGATCCGTGCATTTGCTTGCAGGTAAGTTTCCACGCTGGTAACAGGTGCGTACCAAATGATTGTGTCTGCTGCGGTGAGGGTGAGACCGTGTGACGCTGCTTGAGGCTGGATGATAAGCACTCGTGGGTCTTTCTCGCTCTGAAACCGCTGGATAATGTCGTTACGTCTATTGACTGTTACCTGACCGCTAATAACGTCGCACGTAATCTTGGACTTCTCCAAGTGTGCTTTGAGCAACTCTATTGTATGCGTGAAAGGCACGAACACCAGCACCTTGTGGCTTGCCTCTTCTATAACCTCTTGCACAGCTTGCAGTCGGTTGCTGACATCAAACTCAACAACCTCGCGGGTATCAGAGTAGACCGCGCCGCCTGAAATCTGTAGCAGCTTGTTCAGGTTGACCGCAGCGTTGACCGACGAGACCTCTTCGCCGCCAGCATGGATGATCATCTGCTGCTTGAGTAACTGGTAATACTTAGCTTGCTGTGAGGTAAGCGGAGCATCGCGCTCAAGATAAGTAACCTCCGGCAGGTCAAGGCATTGCGCTTTCTCAAACCGGATAGCTGGCTGGAGTGCATTGTGTACGATGGTTTCTGCATTTTGACGTGGTACCCAGCGAAACTGCCCAACCTTCTCCATGACCTTGTCGCGGAACTGACCGAAGAATGTTGGTATGCCCTCGGGGTTAACGAGCCGTGCTAAACCGTACGCATCTGTAGGTGCTTGTGCTGCTGGCGTACCAGTAAGCATCCACAGCCACTTGTCGTGGTTCATGATGGCTTTCAAAGTCTTCCATCGTGCGGTCTGCATATTCTTATAGGCCGACGCTTCATCCACGACGATCAGATCAAACTCACCGTTAATTACCTCGTCCTTAACTATTTCTAACCCGTCAAAGTTGATGATGACAAACTCAGCGTCGCTGTTGATAACCGCCTTACGCTGCTCACGTTTACCGTAAGCGATGTCACAGCTTCTGTGCACCGCGAAGCGGAACAGGTCTTGCTGCCATGCTGACTTCATGATCGATAGGGGGCAGATGATAAGCGCCCGCCGTACCCTGCCTAACTTCATCAAGTAGTCTGCTGCCCAGATAACCGCAGCGGTCTTACCCGTACCCTGCTCGTTGAAACAAAACGCTTTCTTGCGTAGCGTCAGGAACGAAGCGGTCTGCTTCTGGTGTGCGAATGGCGTGAACTGTCCGGGCCAGTCGTAGTCTCTGTCTATTGTAGAAGGCACGTCTTTAATTTTTAGTTTAGCTAACTCTTGCACTTCGTCTAACCCAAAGTGAACGGCGACATCATGCAGTCCATCAGGCAATCTACCAATGACCTTGCTCTTCTTAATCTTCTCCGTGACTAAGTGAGGGCGTCTTGTCCTGATGACGATGACTTTGTTGTCTACGATTTGCATTTAATTTTCA